ATAATGCGCAGTCAGCTTATCTTCTAACATGTGTACAATGAAATAGAGAGAATAAATACCGCATTCAGTATTGCCATATTGGTGCTCGATGCCTTCATTGCTATCAAATTGGAAGTTTAGTTTGGGAGACATTGACACTCCTTGTTCTTTAATGCGGTCGACCAAAACCATTATTTGTGAGGTGGGTTTGTCGCCCGTGCTATCAAAAAAGAAGATTTTTCGTTTCTTTATGTTAATAAACATTGAAATCCAGTGTTGCCCTGGCTTATTATGTGGGTCTGTATTAAATATGATTCCAATTTTAGTCTTGCCATTCTTTATTTGTTCGCTCAAACTAAAGTTACACAGTTCATCCCATACACATTCTCCGTATAATTTTCTGGTATCAAAATCAATCGGCGACGGACCAATAAAATCAAAACACTTGTAGGCCTTCTCATATTGTTTCATAACATTCATAATGTCAATACTCGAGAGCCATTCATTCGGATTTTTCTTCCACTCAGCAGGTGATTCTGGTGCGAATGAATCAGACAATTCGCTTTCAACCGGTCCAAATACGGAGCGCTGCCTTATCCAACAAGATTCCTTATTACAGATACCGCTCAATTTTTCGGATATAAACCGATGAATCTCCTTCGGGGAACTAGATGTTATTTTTACGTCTGGATGTCTAGCATTCCACATGTCTCGCAATCGATAAAGATTTTTGTTTGTATAACACGAGAAATGGTTGATTTCTCCCTTTGGTTTTGGACTACAGTTTAACCGTTTCAATTTGATTTCCTTTTTCGCATAATATGGGGTCGGGGGTCTTATCCCTTTTTTAATGGTTTTATTCATCTTATGTTTCTTATTTTTGACCCTTTTTGTGTTCGTCCTCATAAATACTAGTGATATTATTCTTTTTTACACCCTTGCTTTTAAATTCCGGATTTTGTAGATTTATGTCTTTCTGTTGAGGAAGTATAAGCTCCTCCTTCTTTTTTGTCCTTATTTTTGTAACATATTTGTCTAAAGTAGGTGTGTTCATTTTAACTGAACGCAGCGAAGACAATAAACCCTCATTATAGTCAGTCGTGCCATTTATATAGCAATTTATAGAGCAATCTATCGCGTTATTACTCAAATCTTCTACTGATACACTCTCACCATATTCAGATTGTATTATATCGCTTCGGTCAATTGCCTTAAAGTAATTTATAGCAGTAGTTACAAATGTCTCGTATGTAGATTTAACATCTATAAACAGATCGGGTGGCGGTTTTCCGCTAATAATCTCCTTAAATAAACCATAAATTCGTTTGCGGTAAAACCGTTTATCCTCCTTGCTTAAAGCTCGCTCCTTTTTAGTTTTAATCTGATTACTATACATCTCCTTATTTAACAAGCAGTCTAATGTTACACGATTCACGAAATCATCTGACATATAATTTATATGTAAAATAATTATTATAATTTATAGAGGTTTCTGTATTGCGGATATATTAACACTTTTGTTTTGTCATGTCGCGCACTTGGACTCGTGTATTATTATAAAACATTCCAGAACCAATTACAGACTTATCTGGATTCGGGTTGAAATCCGAAAACTTGTCCTCTTGAAATAATAGGTCGTGCGGGCTGGGTTGTTTTTGAGAATGAAATTTATAATTGTATAAATCGCTATTACTACTAGGGACAAAAACAGCCTGACTACACTTCTGTAAAGCGAATACCTGGTTTCTCAACTCGGATTCGGTGTTTACATTCGAGGCAAAACCAGACCATGGAGATGTTGTGTTCCCTGGGTTAAAGGTTTTATTAATATTATATATCGGTAGCTGTTCCATTGGAACAGTAATGGGTTTTCTAGGATCAACAATTGGGAAATAAGAATATTTCGTCATAACAGGACGGACGTCTAAATACGGCTGTAACAATTGAGATGGGATGTTTCTATCGTAAATTCGTGTATTTGTTTGTTGTTGTATTTGTGAATTACATAACTGACTCTTGTTTTGTAAATTGTCCATTGATATAAATATAGTAGATTATTATTTAATCCAAAATACCTATAAAATACATTTAAATAAATGTAAAATACATATAAAGAGAAATTTAATAAATAATTATAGGGATCATGTGTGGAATTTTTGCTATTTTGAATAAATTAAACACACATTATGATAATATCTTTACTGAATTCGCCAAGGGTAAAAATCGCGGGCCTGAGTTTTCTAAATTAGACGACACCTATAAAAAAATGGTCCTTGGTTTTCATCGTTTGGCTATCAACGGACTCAATGATATGTCAAATCAACCACTGATTATCAATGATATTATTCTAATTTGTAACGGCGAAATTTACAACTATAAACAATTATATACTGATATGTGTGTTGTGCCCGTAACTGGGTCAGACTGTGAAGTAATTATTCATCTTTACCTTAAATATGGTATCGAGCAAACTCTTACCATGTTAGATGGTGAATACGCGTTTGTTTTATACGATAATCGTGAGAACAATGAAAATATTAACCGCGTTTTTGTTGCCCGCGACCCATTTGGAGTTAGACCATTGTATTATTTAAAAAACAGATATAACGGTGGAGATATGAACCACCAGTTATACGGATTCGCGTCAGAGCTTAAGTGTTTGTCGGGGTTTTATAACGAAGACACTGTTAATTACTCAATAGAACAATTTACCCCTGGGACCTTTAGTGTTTTACAGATTACAAATAATAGAGATTCACATTGGGTAATGGAGAAAACCAATGTTCCGTATTTTATACCTTCGCCTTCTCACAGTTGGTTAATTAATAATAATGTAGATCCAATGATTACTGAAAATATTTATTCTAGAATTGCGGCCTATTTAAATGCGGCGGTTGTTAAAAGATGTGTTACAACGGAGAGACCGATCGCATGCCTATTGTCCGGTGGACTAGACAGCAGTCTAATAACTGCGCTTGTGAATAATTATTATGCATCTAATAAGCTACCAAGTAAATTAGAAACATATAGTATCGGTCTCGCTGGATCCGACGACTTGAAACACGCACGAATTGCGGCGGACTACCTTGGAACAAAACATACGGAAATTGTTGTCACTGAAAAACAAATGTTCGATGCTATACCCGAAGTAATTCGGGCGATTGAAAGTTATGATACAACTACCGTAAGGGCGAGCATTGGAAATTACTTACTTGGCAAATATATCGCAGCAAACTCCGAAGCTAAGGTAATTTTTAATGGTGACGGATCGGATGAGCTCTTGGGAGGATATTTGTATATGAATAAATGCCCAGATGACATTGAATTTGATAGGGAGACTAGACGGTTATTGAAAGATATACATTTATTCGATGTTTTGCGTTCTGATAAATCAATCTCATCGCACGGGCTAGAGCCAAGACCACCATTTTTGGATATAAGCTTTGTAAATTTCATCCTGTCAATTCCCGCGCATTTTAGAAATCACCGAAACTCAACCCGCATAGAAAAATTTATTTTAAGACACAGTTTTTCCAAAGCCATTTTTAAGGATTGCTTGGGAAGACAAATTCTACCAGATGCGATTCTTTGGAGAAAAAAGGAGGCATTTAGCGACGGGGTTAGCAATCATGGCCGCTCATTGTTTACAGTATTACAAGAACAGATTTCACAACTCTTCCGCGCAGGAGACCCGACTACCAATTACGAGCCCAGCATCCAGCTTGAGAAACAATATTACAAGCAAATTTTCGAGAAGGCATATCCTAATTGCTTCCACATTTTACCTTATCTTTGGATGCCAAAATATACAAATGCTACCGACCCCAGTGCTAGAACGCTACAATTTTACTCTGATCAACAAGCTAACACCACATAACAAAAATATGATTATTAATTATTTGCGACGCTTTATAGTCGTATTTTTAACACTCCTTCTGAATTTTACTGTAGGCACGCGTTTACATTTAAATTTGCCACGCGTGTATCCCCTTCTATTAAATATTGTTCTTGTGCAAATTCCAATCGCGCGCGCCTCATTATTTTTATCAACCTTTTTAATACACCTGCATAATTTACTTGCTAAAATTTGTTCCGCCGCATTTTTCATGAGACGGGTTGAACCAGGTATTGGTTTCTTATAATATTCCAAAATCTTTTTGTAATCATTTGTAGTCAACTGTGTCATTTATATTTGATATATATTACACATAAAATAATTTTGGAACTTATATAAGCCCGAGAATATTGAAATGAACCTTTTAGTATTTTATATTTAATATTTTATACCAATTTGCGTGGCTATAATGTATATTAAAGTATTTTGTAAAATGAAAAACCTCAACATATATTAGTAATGAAAATAGTTGTATTTGATTTAGATGAAACTCTGGGCTATTTTACAGAGTTTGGTATTTTTTGGGATAGTCTAGCATATTACTTGAAAGATATGGATAGACCAGACCTGACTCAAAGCGACTTTGATAATACCTTAGATTTGTTTCCAGAAGTGCTGCGACCAAATATTATAAATATATTAAGCTACTTAAAGGAGAGAAAGGAGGCAAGGTCTTGTAGTAAAATGATGATATATACCAACAACAATGGTCCTAAAGAGTGGGCAAATAAAATTGTAAAGTATTTTGAAAAAAAGATAGACTGTCGATTAATTGATCAAATAATCGCAGCCTTTAA